CGCAGAGCCAGCCGCTGCGACACGGTTCGCCCTGATCTCGGGGATCAGAGCACGGTCCATGCCGAGCCAGCTGCCGACGCTCGCGTTGTTGTGGTGATACGGCACGCCCAGCAGACTTACTGGAGGTGTGGCTGTCAGACCAGAGACGACCAGCTTGTCTCCCGCCACCGCTGGAGCAGCAACCGTTGCGTTGAACCGAACCTGCTTGTTCGGCCCATCGTAATACTCGACCGGACCCTCACCGTGGAGCGCGCCCAACGTGGTGAACGGCTTGCGAGTTGCCAGCGTCGAATCGTAGACGCTGTAGTAGTGCTTCTTCCGGAGAAGGCGCACACCGAATCCGTCACCAGCCGCCGCGCACGTGTAGGTGTCCTTGCCACCCACGGTGCTGACAGCCGAGATGGTCGCCATCGTGCCGGCGCCGTTCGTCATGCACAGGGAATCGATGGCGCGCCGGAACTCCTTCATGGACGTGGCCATGAGGTGCCGGAACGTGTTGATGCGGGCCTTGCGGGCGTCGTCCGTTGCCCACTGAGCCTTGGTCTGCCACTCAACGGCGTGCTTGAGATTGGCAGTCGAGACCAGCGCCTTGTCGAACTCCGAACCTTCGCCGCGACCGAGGTCGCCGCCTGCAGGCTCGAAGTGTCCAAAGACTCCACCGGGGGAGATCTCCAGCGGGATGCGCATGTCCCTCGCCGAGACTTTCTCGACGGGTCGCTTTTCGATCTGCGAGTAGAACGTGGCCTCGCGCTCGAAAAGGACTGGCACCTTCGACTGGACGCTCTCCAGCTCAGTGGCGTTGACCTGAAGTTCGGTCTGAGCCATGATGGTTACTTCCTCGCTGTGACCTTGCCTGCAAGTATGTCCTCGTCACTGGTCTTGGCCCAATCGATTTTCCTCGGATCGAGGTTCATCTGTCGGCCACCACCAACGCCGCCACGACCACCTGATGGCAGGTCACGCTTCTTCTTGTTGTTGGTTCCCACGACCTTTTGGCCGAGGGCCTCTGCAACCATCCGATTACGAATACCGGGCAGGAGCTGCTTTGCACGCGAGAGGTGCGCGTTGAGTATCGCCTCTTTGTGCTCCTGCGTGAATCCACCGACGGTTGCGCGCCTCCACAGCTGGCGCAATGTTCCAGCGAGTTGCTGATCCTCGCTCAACCTTCGATCGAGTTCGGTAAGCGTTTCCTTGATGATCGCTTTCTTGGAGAACGACGTGAGCTTCTTTTCAGGGTCGTTGATACCCTTATCAGCAAGCTTCTCCAGTCGGGTATACGCCGTCTCGGTAACGTCCGAGTTGAACGTCGTATATCGCTGACTGAAGTGACGATCCCTTTCCTCCCTGAGCTGGACCTCCGCCGGATGAGGTCCCGTATTTGTATTCCGGGGCTCAGGTATCCTTGGCTCACCAAATACGTGCTTGGCGAGGTGGCCGGCGGCATACATCAGGTTCTTGTCACCTGAACGCTTGCCGTCGTTGTATGCGAACCGAATGAGGTCCTCCAGCACCGGCATCGTCGCCCGCACGTAGAGGTCCTTCGATAGCTTCTGCAGCGTTGGCAGGAAGTTATCCACCAGCGCTGGCAACGATCCCGGAGAGTTCCGCGACAACTCCGCGAGCATCAAGCTCGGATCGCCGTTCACGAGAGTCGCCTCGATGATGTCGAAGCTTTCAGCCTTGCTCGCTGCGGTCTGTGCTTCTTCAACAGAGGCGAACGTCTCCGAGAACTTCTGCTCCCTGAAGAAAATGTCCTTGAGTCCGGGCACCTTCTTGAAGATATCCGGGTCGGCTTTCTTCAGTTCCTGATAGGTCGGGCGTCCCTCGACGGCTGGCTCGACACGCTTCTTGCCCTTTTCTTCCCCTTCGCCACCCGGTGCTTCCTCCTCGCCCTCGTCCTCCTCATCGCCTTCTCCCTCGTCGTCGCCTTCTTCACCCGCATCCTCGTCATCGTCGCCGCCTTCGTCTCCGGTTTCGTCAGACGTGCCCTCGGCGTCTTCGTCAGAGTCACTGGTGCCCTGCTCACCAGAATTGTCAGGGTCTCCGACATCGTTCAAGATGTCGAGATCGTCCATATCGTCAGCCATTAGCGTCTCCTACTGTGGTGGTGCCACGTTGCCGGTTTCTTCGCCCCCGCCTCCCGGAGGTGCGCCCATCATTGCCTGCTGTTCCATCTGCGCCTGGATCTGCTGCTGGATGATCATGTTGTGCTCCAAGTAATGCGCGCGCACGTTCATCCATGCAGCAGGATTCGACTCCTTCATCTCAAGCCCTACGTCCGACTTGAGCCAAGACAAGCAGATTTCCTGCTCGATCTCGTGCTTGTCCACTTCCTGATCGATCGGCACCGAGGATTGGAACTGTTCCTGGCCTGTCATGGGATTGATACCCATCGGCGTCGGTTCAGCCTGTAACATCTGGGCAATCTCAACCAGTTGCTTGTTTCGATCGTCATCACCCGGAATGTAAAGGTCCGGCATCCCAATCAGCTCGGCAACGAACGAGGCGTTCTCCGGATGAATCAGAATCTCCCCAATCGACGGGTCCTTCATCTGAATCAGCTGAAGCAAAACGTCACGCTTCTGTGCCCAGGAGATCGGGAACGCCTCACTGGTCTCTGGCTCGATTTCTCCGATCTTGCCTTGCAGGTCGGACTTGCGAATCCAGATATTGACGAACCCATCACCCTGTTTCTTGACGAACTTCTCGTCTTGCTTCAGGTTGTTGGCATAAGCCTTGACAGACTTCGCCATCACGTCGGCCCACCACGATTTCAGGACCGTCCACGTGCCGGACAGCCGCTGCAGGGCCTGAGAACGTGAGAGTTCGTATTCACGAGCTGTTCCGGAGCCACCTTCAAGGGTGCCGCCGTAGATCGTCGGGAACGTCCCGGTTACGAACTGAGCTGCCCCGTCAAGACGATCCGCAAATTTCTCGACTTCTTGCGAAAGGGAGGCAGCTTTAATGTCGTGGAACCCAGCTGACAGGTTTTGGCCGGATGGAGCCTTTGCCTGTGTAACTTGACCAGGACGCGCTTCCGATTTACCATAATTGTCGAAGTCGAGAACCGAGGGATCAGCGAAAGTCTCTGGAATACCGAACTCGATGGTCTCCAACGTGATGTTGGACAGCTCATTCGTCATGTCCTGCACTGGAATGAGCGTTGAACCTACAGGCTCGGCGTGAATGTGCTCCGAAAACGGTGAAACGGTCGCGGTCCAGTGGTCATCCAGCTTGTCCGGGATGATTTCGACCACTAAGTCGTCGTTGATGATGACGAAATAGAGACCTTCAGGGAAATCGGTCTTGAGCTTCTTGACAACCTCGGCTCGTGGGTCGCCCTGGTAGTTATACGCCCACGGACGCAGCCAGATCCTCGAAACAGAACAGATGTTGTCCTGATTTTCACCCATGTAGCGTCGATCGTTACGCGCCCAACGCTCGATTGCGTCGGAATCGTAGTTCGGCTTGATCAAATGGGCGAATTCGTGGTAGATTTCCTGCACCAAACCGACTGGCTCCTCAGTTACGAGGCGCAAATAGGGTGTTTCGTCCAGTCGGCTGATGTAGTGGGGCACTTCTACGTGCAAAGGCCCATAGCAGCGGAGGATTTCCCGAGATTTTGGGGTGTCCTCGTAGCCAGTAATGGTCGGAACCTGCTCCGTGTTGTCTTGAAACTCAGGTTCCATCGTCAGACCACAGTTTTGACAGGTCTGAGAAGGCAGGGGAACAGCACTTTCGGGATCAATCTGTTCCTCTGCACCAGCGGGCGCGCCGCAAGCAGGGCAGAAATAGTCCCGATTGGTGATATCTTCCGTGCCTTCGATCGGAGTCTTGAAGGTTCCGTAGTCCTTCGATGATCTGGTCTCGTTGTAGCAGAAGACCACTCCCGTATTGAACAAGAGATACAGAGCACGAAGGAACAGAACCTCTGCTTTGTTGTGACGTTGGATCAGTTCAGCGATCTTTGAGAACGCTTTGGCCGTCTGAACGTCAGATGCGTTGTCGGCGTCGTCCGGGAAGAAACGAGTATAGGGAATGCCAGCGGCGATGGCGGAGATCCAGGCTTCTCCGTGCGCCTTGTAGATGTTGATGACCTTGGCAATCGCCTCAACGTCAGTGTCTGCCTGCGGATCTTCGAATCCGACGTAAGTCTTGTCCTGGTAATCCCGGTAATCACGTGCGACCGAGTCCCAGTAGATGTATTGTAGGTTGTTCCAGTAGCACTCCAGCTTCTTCAGCTTTCGGACGAAGTTCTCCCGCACCGTCCGCTCAGGGATGCAGAGCTTGTCCCTGATGGCGAGGAGCGCGTCCGTCAGCTCCTTCGGATAAACGTCCTCGATCTCCTTTTCCTCCGGTTCCTCTGGCGGAGCTTCCTCTTGAGGGACTTCGTCCTCAATCGGCTCCAGAGGTTCGGTCTCGGGGAGCGGCTCGACGTTTGGATCGATCTCAGTGGGTGGATACATTATGGTATCACGTTCCTGCGATAGTGCTCACCGAACAGTCTTGGCAGGCCACCGACGTCCTGCATCCACTGTCTCATGAAGGTATCAGCGTCGGCGTCAGACCAGCCTTGACGCTTGAACCAGGGAGTCAGCGCATCCCTGTATTGCTTCTCGGAGATGCCGCTGACCATCTTCTGATTCAAAAAGTCCTGAATCTTGCGTGGGTCAACCTGACCACTGTAAGGACCCTGCTTGTAGAACTGACGGTATGGCTTACTCGGGTGCCCGGCTCCTGACACAGCACGCGCATCAGCTGCTACAGGGCGTCCAAGTTCAGATGCACCCTTGTCCGCCGGAATGACGTTACCAGCGGAATCGATGAAGAACTGATTCCCGTGATTGTCACGGTTCCTCAGCATGATATCAACAGGCTCTTCTAATGCGAGCTGCTGAATTTGATCAGGTGTCAAGCGGCGCATGCTTGCCAGCGTCGGGAGGTCTGAGCGATCCTCGACCAAACGCTGAACTGAGCCACCCTCTTGCACTTCATGAGCGATCGGTGTCTTCTCGTTGGCAAGACGAGCCATTCGGGTGCTGGCCTCTTCCTTTGCAATATCTATCTCATGCCCCTGAGCAGAACGAGCGATGTGAGCAGGATCAGCTGACGTGTTTGATCCCATTCCGTGGAAGGGCTGGCCCTTGTGCATTACGCGCTTTCCACTCGCAGTTTCGAGCAGTCGCTTTGCAGAGTATCCACCCAATCCACCACGACCCTTGTCAGTCCAAGGCTCGCCAAGAAGTTCGTCGATTGTCGG